AAATCATCTTCAAAACAAGAGCCAACAACTTGCCCTTCTGAATTCTTGAACTGGTAGTAGATAAAGTCAAACTTCATACCACAGTGCCACTTTATATTGCCATCCTTTTTTAACTCCCCTTTTCTCTTGGCAAATCCACACAGAAGCTTTCCGCTAAAAGAATTGTCACTGGGGAAACCTTTGTAAGCGGCAAAGTTAGCCACTGCATCTTTCTCTGTAAAATTGTCTAAATACTGTTGAACCTCTGTTAGCTGAAGCTCGAAACCATACAAGTCTTCTTCGGACAAAGGCTCCATCCTCATGATGCCGCTTTTCTTAGCTTCAGTGTCCAACTCAAACTTCAGAAATAGAAATTCACTCTGTTTAATAGGGTAGGCTGGAAAGAGATGTTTGACAGCTAAACTGTACATCAAATCCTGCATATTGTCCTCAGCATCCTTTCCTTTGAAGACCTCTTTGCTTGTCTTAAAATCCCTAATTAGGGCGAACTTCTTTTTTTTGTACAGAAATAGTTTGTCAATAAAGCCCCGGATCTTGTAGCACACCTCACCATCATTCTTGACTATGTCGAAATCTTGCTCTGAAAACTCCTCAGTAGGTTTAGCTAAATCCCTTCCAAAGAAATCATAAGCTATGCCATTGTAAGTCATCTCTTTTATCAGTTGGATATTATCAGGATCATCCACCTCATCCCTTACAGCATGTTTCATTACCAGCCTCTCTATAGAAGGCACAGAAAATATATCCTGAGTCTCCATAATCTTGTCATAATACTTCTTGCGCTTACTCTCGCCTAAAAGCTCAAAGATTAGGTGACAAATAGACCCTCTTTTTGCACCGTCATTACTAGTATCGGGCAGCTTGAGCTTATATTTAGTCCAATAAAGCCAAGAGCAACTCTGAGCAGTCTTTATTCTGCTAGCAGAAAGTGATGTTTGGGGATCATTCATTTAATGTCTTTGCTTTTTTTATGTCTTTTTGCGAAAAGAAGCCACTATTGTTCCTTACAAACTTAGATATGTAATCTCGCTGCTCTTTCTTATCGACCCCTTTTTGGACCCACTCTTTTAGATCATACGATTTTTGGTGGGCTTCTCCAAAATCATTTGCTTTTTTAGGTGGAAACTTTATACAGATTGTGTCCAAGTCGAAGTAATTTGATAATTTTAAATAATTTTTAATTGCCCCGATCAAACCTCTATTTTGAGACGAACCAGAATCATTGTTGGTTGATATTGTGATCCTATCTATGCTTTTGCTAGATAGGTAACTAATTATATTAGGCCCAGTCGATAAACCAAATATGACCAACACATTCCTTACACCCTGTTCGTAGAGAGCCATAGCATCCCCTATACTCTCTACCAAAACAACTTCCCGCTTTTTAGTTATCTCCGAATCGCAATCATGCTCCGGTATGCAAGCAGGGTAAACCCACCCGCTTTTCTTACCGACATGTTTCCATTTTGGGTAATCATTATCCTCGTCTATCTTCCTCCCAGAAAAGCCGACAACTTGATTGTTTTCGTTATACACAGGGAACACCATCCTCCTGTACATTTTCCCAACACCAGCTAATCCAACCTTAAAAGAAATTTGAGTTTCTTCGCTAATCGACCTCCCTAAATAAAAATTATAGTTAGGAAACAACTTTTTCAAACTATCGTCTGGGTAAACCCTCTCCATCTCTAACCCCTTCCTCCTATTGTTCTGTTTATAATCAAATATATCTACATTTACATTCTTTATTATGTTTTTGGCTGAACTTTCATCCTTAACTGTCAGCCTCACTAGAGCTTCAAATGGTTTGCAACCCACATGGTCTACAAAATCCATCCATACACCTGTGTTCTTGTATACCTTTACTGCTGTGGCGTTATCACCACCCCTGTACAAAGCTTGAGTCCTCCAGTGGTCACCACAATCAATAAGATTGTATCCTATAGATTCTAGTATAGATTTGAAGTCACTAAAATTCTGAGATTTCCGGTATTCTGCCATCTCCAACGTCTGGACCATCTTGTAGGGGTAGGGAACGTGCCTCGACTATCTCACGAAGATCACCTTGCTCTGTTATATTAAAGTTTTTAAAATCTAAATTAATAAAATTCTTCCTTAAAGAATCTTCTACTTGGACTGGTTCTATGGCACCTGCTATGTCTCTACCCAAGTGTCGAGCTTTAACATTAACAAGTTTGTGAGTGCCAAACCCTCTTCCCTCTAGCTCTATTTCATCATCTGTCTTCTTCCTAAGGATAAACATGTGGGAACAGAACTGTGTAATCCTGTCCGATAGCGATACAATGCTCTCATCATCAACCACGTTTTGAGAGTTTCTGTTTGTCGTGATCCCGCTCCGGTTAGACTGCACAGAAGTGATCATAGGAATGACAGGGTCTCCATCCTCCAGTACTTCCTTTTGAATACATTTTTTGAACTTGTCAACCATCTCTCCTACAACCTGCCACTCATTCTTGTTAGCAGAAGACTCATTAGACGTTTTAATATAATCGAAAGAGAAAACCATTCTGTTTCCCCTCCCAACTGTGGAGTAATAGAATCTTTTTAAAGTGTTAACCATTGTGTCAACGTCCATGCCTCCAACATTATAATAGTAGAACTTTAAACCCTTAATCTTAGGCCAGACTGACCTAACTTTGGCCACCACGTCCTCACCAGCTTGCCTCCATCTACCACTCTCCAAAAGGTGCATAGGCACACCTGAGTGTGCAGCGCATTGCCTCATGATAAGTTCCTCTTTGCTCATCTCCCCATTGTCGAAATGAAGGACAGGAACGTCATACTTGAGAGCAACTTTGGTAGCATAGTCCATACAGAACTGAGTCTTGCCAACGCCAGACCTTGCTACAATTACAGTGATATTTCCGGGCCTAAGCAAAGACCCATAAATGTCATTAATCTTCTCGTGTGGCCCCATCATGCCAAACTCTTCGATAGGGTTATTGCCCCGCTCCTCAATCAGAGCCTCCATATCATCATAGATATTATCTGGGGTGTTATCGCCAATCTCAAACAGATTTACCTGAGCGTTATAAATACTATCGGCTTCCTCTATGATCTGAGAGTAAGCTGCATCTGCTGACATAGATTTCATCTTCCTACCTATCTCTTCACAAGAGTTAAGCATCTGCCTTCTAACTGTAAACTTCTTAAGCTCCTTGGCAGTCTTTACAAGGTTTCCTTTTGGAACCTTTCTCATTGCCAAAGACTTGATGTAATCAGAAGGGTTAAGATTGTCTCGGAATGACAGACCTATGTCGCTAACACGCTGGGCAATAATTATCTCGTCTATCTCATCTCCATTAGAAATAGCTTGTTGAACAACCCTAAATACAGCGGAGTGTAGCGATGTATCTTCTGAGTAGAAGTCATCGTTCCCGATAAAGTCGCTTATATCTATGTAACTCTCAGGATCTTTCAAGAGTCCCGCCAACAGCTGTTTTTCTAGTTCGTAATTATAAATCATCTGTTAATCCTTGCATTTCTGATGTTCCTTTAACCCAATCTTCCAACGCTTTCCTAAGACCCAACTCCATAATAGTAGAATCAAATTTAGAATAAATCATTGGACTTCCATCTTCAGATGCCACCGCAAGTATAACGCCTTTATACTTGTCTGAATCTCCAGACAGATCGTAGATCTTAGATACTAATTGCTCTGGGATAGTGAATGGAAAATCTTCTTCGTTCATAAATATATGCCTTGCTTCTCAAATAGAGCTTTGTCTACAGTGTCCTCTGGGTAAATCTCTACCATCGTTATATCGTTCATTTCGCAGAAGTCCAGCTTTTTCTGATCTCTCCTTAGCTGCTCTAAGTATTTCAACCTATTCTTGTGGAAGTGTTTGACAAACTTAGTGTGTTGCGCCCCTTGGACCTCTACAGCCACCCTTCTATTGGCGTTATAGAAATCCAAGGAGAGCCTACTACCTACTATCCTAAACTCTTCAAAGACAATATCGTTCTTCCAGAAAGGGAACAAAAAATCCTTAACTCCTTTTTGGAACTTGCTCAAGCTTGAAGCCTCCCATTTGATATGGTACTTCTTGGGGTTCTTGAGATTTCTTAGTTTACCATCCGCAGTATAGAACTTCATGAAAACTCCTGAATGGCATTCTTAAAATAACCAATAAGAAATTCACACAGACCTTGGTTCTCTTCGATAAGTTTGAAGAGGTTGTTTTCCCCTTGCACTTTTTCAGGCAAACTAAAATCTGTTTCCGATAAAACCTCTTTAAAATCTTCTGTAATGCTGATCCAAGACCCGCTCTTCTTAACAAATTCCCAAGCCGACAATAAGTCTACAACTTCTTTCTCGACCCATATCGACCTCCCACCCTCCTGTCCATATCTTACAGGATAACTGATAGACATGTTAGTCTTTTCGTTCGGTGACTTCTTCACAGTGACTTTTGCAAAGTGTCCTATCGGCGGGTTTGTCTTTGGGTCTATCTTCTTTACAGAGGGGTTTCTAAGAATCATATCCCCGTTGTACCGGGGTTCGAACTGTATAATCCAGTTGGCAAAGTGAAGCAAGGCGTTCCCCCCTGTAGCAGTAGTCTGTCTGACCGGACCCTTGGCGTATGGATCAAGTTTAATGTCAGCCCTCACTTGCGAAATAAATATAGCCATATGCCCTCTCTTTTGTAGGGCAATAGACATCTTTTTCATGAACACACCTGCTATCACAGCACCCCCTGCAACCTTGGTAGAGTCTTCAAAGTTTTTATCTACATCATTCTTGGGTATAAGTCCATCCACAGAATCTAAGACAAAACAATACTTAGTCTTGTCGTCATTAAATTGAACAAGCCTCCTCATCAAGTCCACTACAACCTCGTAGATATTAGACTCAAATACAAAACAAGTGCCATCGACCCAGTCATCAGCGTTGAAGACAAAATTTATACCTGATCTTTTTCTCATCTCTGGAGAAAGCCTACCTTCAGCTTTGATGAACACCCCTCTAGCACCCGGCATCTTTAAGAAGTTTTTCATCACCTCTAACGATTCAGAGGTTTTCCCCCCTTCGTTCATGCCTACGAACCTATGTAATCCGGGTCCAAACCCTCCATCAAGCTGTAAATCGAACTGAAGTGACCCGCTAGAGACTTTGTAATTGATCTCATCTTCAAAGTTATAGTGGTCTTCTTTTGTTTCCTTGAGGAAACCTTTCAGCATTGTATTTGGGTTCTGTTCTTTACTCATCTAAAAAATCTTTTAGGGTTTTTCTTTTTGGGGTAAAACTGATGTCCTGCCCCGACTTTTCACCCAGATCATAATCTGGATAGCGAGAGTTGTCAACAACATAATTAAAAGCTCTAAACTTCCTGTCCAGAGTTTCTTTGAGCTTAGGGCTAACTAGGTAAGCCAATGAGTAGAACTTCTTCTGAAAGTTCACTATGTTCATAAACTCCAAAGAATACCTATCGCAAAGGGTATTCAAGAACTTCATCTCCCTAGCGTAGAATGGACGCTTCCCTTGATCGGGAACGTCCACTAGTCTAATCAAGATGTTTCTCTTGCTTATCTTTTTAGGTTTAGCCATTCATGGCCAAGTTAACCCTTATTCATGTCATGGTCAACCATTTTTCTCACAAGCCCTGTGAAGTCCGTCTTGGGCTTCCACCCAAGGTTTCTGCGAGCTTCCGAAGAATCCCCCCATAACAACTCCACTTCAGCTGGCCTGTAGAACTTTGGATTAACACACATCAATATTTTTCCTTCGTGTGTGTACTTCTCATCTACGCCTTCTCCTACCCATTCGCACTTTTCCACCGCAAAACCAGCAAAGTTAAAGGCTTGTTCTACAAATTCTCTTATGGTGTGAGTGTCATTAGAAGATAGGACATACTCCCTAGGCTCTTCTTGGTTCAGCATCAACCAAACACCTTCTACAAAATCTTCAGCGTCACTCCAATCTCTTTTCGCATCAACGTTCCCCAACTCAAGAGGTTTGAAGTTATCTGATACATATTCGTTTTTAATACGAGCCACATTCTTAGTGATTTTTCGGGTAACAAACTCCTCCCCACGGCGAGTGCCTTCATGATTAAATAACCACCCTTGAATAGCAAATAAATCGTAGGAGTCTCTCCACACCTTAACCATATGCCTCGCACTAGCCTTGGAAACCCCATACGGGCTTCTTGGACGTATGGGGTGAAGCTCTGACTGAGGCGAATACAAAACGTCTCCAAACTCCTCTGAAGAGCCAGCATTGTAGTATCTGCAATCGGGGCAGTGCTTACGAATAGCCTCAAGCTGATACAGAACAGCCATTGCATTAATCTCCATGTGGTTAACTGGCATCTTCCAGCTCACACCAACAAAAGAATTA